CTGGAACTAACAAAGGACTTGTTAAAGGGGACACTGCTCAGTATATGAAAGAACTGGGTATGCGTAACCATATGGGTACTGTTAATGATATTACTGGCTTATACTATGAAGCTAAGAAGGATAACAAGAAGCTTACTCTTAGTGAGTATAACATTGAACTTAAACAGCAATTCGACCGTCATATGAATGGGCACGATGTTAATCCTGAGTGGAAGGCAGCTGTAGACCGTATTCTTAAATGGTCTAAAACAGAGGCAGAATTTAGAACACAAGCAGGTTTTAAGGTTACTGAGAACTATACTCCACGTGCTTTAGATGTCAGTGCTATACGTAATGGCAATCGAGAAGAAGTATTAGCTGATATTGAAAACGCTATGTACAGTGCCGCTGATAAAGGAGCAGCTAAAGAAGCCTCTGTGGAGCTTAATAATATTAAGCAGAAGATTATTCAGATGGAAGACGACTTAATCAGTAGCGGAGCAAGAACCCGAAACGTAAAAGTCAAAGGTCGGCAGATACAGCAACTGATTAAGAAGGAGCATCCTGCTCTACAGACTCTTTATAAAGAGAAAGCTAAGTTAGAGAGTAAAGCAAAAGGTACAGCCAACCGTAAGAAGGTTAAGAAGGAAGCTCTAAAGTTTCTAGAAGGTATTGAGGCTAAAGGTGCTAATCATAGTGATATCGACAGTATGAAGCAGCGTAAGTATGACTATGATGAGAGTATGATGTCTAAATATATGCATCAAGATATGTCTCAGATTATTATGCACACAGGTAACAGAACTGCTGGTCGTATAGCAACTACTAAACAATTTGGTATTACTAGTGAAAGCGATTTAAAAGATGCTGTTGCTGCTTTTAAGAGAGAGCTTGAAGAAGAAGGAATCTTATCTAAGAAGAAGATTAAGCAAGCTGCTACTAAGTTTGAAAAATCTATTAAAGATTTACACGGAACTTTAATGCATCCTACTGATGGTGACTCTACAGGTCAGCTGATTAAGCGTTTCTTAATGAATGCTAACTTCACTACTATGGGTGGTGGTTTCTTTGCTACTGCTTTACAAGGAGAAGCAGCGTTGGTACTTGCTAGTGGTAGTTTAAAAGCAGGTCTTAAAGGTATGGGGATAGGTGTTAGAGAGTTTAGGAACATACTTAGAGGTATGCCTATGAAAGGAGAGTACGCACGTAAGCTACAGATTATGTCCTATGCTTATGATGTTACTAACCATAGCTCTATGGGACGTTTCCTTGATGCAGACTTTGACCCTAATGTTTCTAAGAACGCACAGGGCTTTGAGAAGGTAGTAGGTATGACAGAAACTGCTGCAGAACGTGTAGGTAAGTGGACAGGTCTAACTGCTTTTACATCAGGCTTTCGTATGGCTGTAGCACATACAATCATCGATGATATATTCAATGCTTCTATTGCTAAAATGGTTAAGAATGGAGATATGAAGAAGTTTGAACGTCTACAGATAGATGCTAAGTCTATAAAGGAAGCCCAGACGTACAAGGATAAGGTGTTTAAATACAACAAAGATGGCAGTATTAAAGATATTAATCTTGAAGCACTTCCTATAGAGCTTCAGCAGAAAATAGATAGGGCTGTTAGTAACGCTAGTCGTCTGACCATATTGTCTGGTGATAAGAAACAATTGCCTGGTATATTCTCTAATGCCGATGACATTTGGTCACAACTTCTAACACAGTTCCTATCCTTCCCTGTTCAATCGTGGGATAGCCTACTTCTTAAAGGGATGGGTGAGAATAAAGCAAGAGTAGCTACTGCTGTTATGTCAGGAGCATTTATCTCTAGTGTCTTAGCGTTGATGAACGAAGAGGTTAAAGTACAAACAGGTCTGATTAAAGAGCGTGACCGTAAGTATGATATTACCAGTGATGCAGGTCTACGTAACTTAGGTATTAATGCCCTTAAGAAAGGAAGTATGGTGGCGAGTCTATCACTAGTTATGGACACTCTTATACCTATGTTTACAGGTCAGAAGCTAGGTAGTACATACCGACCAGGTAATACTATGTTCTCTTTATTAGGTCCTAGTGCAGGACGTATGGAGGATTACTTTAAAACAGTACAAGGGGTTGATTTTAATCCTTTTGATGAAACAAGTAACGCTTGGAAGACTGTCTACGGACGTACAATTATGTTAAATAGTTTCCTTCCTGCCTATAGCTTACCTATTGTAGGTGATGCTCTTAGGTATTGGAATAAGGAAGCTGCAGGTAAACTATAATTAGGAGAATATATGAGTAAAGCAAACATTGAAACACTTAATAACATTCACGATTTGCTTGCTACTCACTATGTTAATAAACTCAAGTCAGGGGAACTAACTCCTGCCGAGCTTACTGCTGTTAATAACTTCCTTAAACAGAATGATATTAGCGCAGACATAGTAGAGAGTAAGCCAATGATGAATCTAGTAGAAGAGATGAAGGATACCAGTGCTGAAGAGCTAATGGGTGATATCATTCACTTTGGTTAAAAATATATAAAGGAGACTGAATGAGCATCTATGACAGAAGCTTAACCAAGACAGAACTTAAAGCATTAGTTAATGACTTTAGGAGCTATCTTAACTACGTGTGGGAGGGTATTAACCTACCAGCCCCCACTCCTATTCAAACAGACATAGCACAACAACTAATGACAGGTGATAAGCGTTTCCTACTGGAAGCGTTTCGAGGGGTAGGTAAGACCTACATCTGTGGTGCATATGTTACTTGGAGATTATTACGTAACCCAAACGAGAAAGTATTGATTGTATCCCAATCGGGAGCACACTCTGATGCTATTGCTCAGTTTATTAGACGTTTAATCTTTGACCTACCTATATTGGAACACCTACAGCCTACTGGCGATATGAGAAACTCTGTAAAGAGCTTTGATGTTGCTGGTTGTGAAGTAACAGTACAGCCTAGTGTTAAGTCATTAGGTATTACCTCACAGCTACAAGGTAACCGTGCTTCCATTCTAATCTCTGATGACGTAGAAGGAATGCAGAACTCTGCTACAGAACAAATGCGAGCTAAACTACTTGCTACTGTAGCTGAATTTGATGCTATTCTACAGACAACAGATGCTGCCCAAATCATTATGTTAGGTACACCTCAATCAGGTGAGTCTATATATAACAAGATGAGGGACAAAGGTTTTAGAACCGTAGTATATCCTGCTCGGTATCCCGAAGATACTGACGTGTATCAGGGCACATTAGCCCCCTACATTACTACGCCTTTAGAAAAGGGTGAAGTAGAAGAAGGAGAATGTACAGACACTAGATTTACTCACCAGGACTTGGTTGAACGTGAGGCTTCTATTGGTCGTAGTTGGTTTAGACTACAGTACCAATTAGACACGACATTATCAGATGCTGATAAGTATCCTCTGAAGACTAGTGATTTCATTGTACACGACTTAGATGACAACAAAGGTCCGATAAGTATCTCCTACTCTAGTTCTCGTTCTTCCTATATGGATGATGTTCCTAACATTGGGTTTACAGGGGATGCTTTCTATAGAGCAGGGCACGTAGACACTGAGTATGTTCCCTATGAATATGCTATTATGTCTGTCGACCCTAGTGGTAGAGGTAAGGATGAGACAGGTTATGCTATTATCAAACAACTACACGGTAAGATATATGTAAGTGAAGTAGGTGGAATGAGAGGTGGTTATACCATTGAGAACCTTACTAAACTAGCAATGGTAGCTAAGAAACACCAGTGTAAGTTAATGGTAGTAGAAAGTAACTTTGGTGATGGTATGTTCTCTGAGCTACTTAAGCCTGTGTTACGTAGTGTTTATCCTGTTTCTATTGAAGAGGTAAGACATAACATCCAGAAGGAGAAGAGGATTATCGATACAATTGAACCTCTACTTAATAGTCATAAACTAGTGATTGATGCTAGTCTGATTAGAAAGGATGTAGGTGATGCACTAGCAGACCACAAGGACTTACCTAATAGCCTCATACACCAACTAACTCACATTAGTAAGGACAGAGGTAGCCTACAACACGATGACCGACTGGATGCATTGTCTATGGCTCTAGCATTTATTGTAGAGAGTGTAGGTGTAAGTGCAGAGGATGCAGTAGCTAGATACAAAGAAGAACAGCTGGATGCCGACTTAGAGAGGTTTATGAACGGTGTAGGAGTAGGAGGTAGGGTAAGAACTACTAACTATTTAGACAGTTTTAAGCACCTGTAAGTCATTGATAGTTAAGTGATATTTTTAATAACATACTTATATAATGAATAACTTCATTAGTCCCGATTTGATGTCACTGGAAAACAATCAGCTGTACTCATATACGTTGTAGCTCAGGCTCAACACCGAGGCGTTTAGCACCATCCTTAGCAGGGGAAAGTAGAATAGTAACGAGTAACACTGGGTTTTTAAAACGAGTGTGGGCTTACCAGAGTTATGTTGACTTACTATTAGACCTATGACCTGTGTTAACAGGAAGGAGTATTGCTAAGCCCCTCCTTGATGTATAGAAACAATAGCTCCCTCATATAGTAATAGTTATTGTTATAATACATAGTAAGAGAAGTAGTAAGTAGAAAGTAAGTAATATTACTTCTACTAACCATTCTACTAACTACTACTACTAACTCCTCTCCTTACTACTTGTTAGGAATCGAGAGCAGTTATCCTTACTTGATACTTCACCTCCTCAACTCACTCCCTCAGTCTCCAGTGGGTTAATAGTAAGAGAAGTATCACTTAAGGGTAGTTGTCACAGCACAATAGTACAGCCTTTACAGTGACTAGTTTAAGCATATTATGTGGTGCTACCCTTTCTAAAAATATTAGAAAAATGTCTGGGGGTAGGAAATAAGCATTTTACCCGAACTTCCCCATAGCCCTTTTGAATAACCTAGTAAAACAGTAGGACATTTAGTTGACTAAAATAGTTGGGTATATATCCTACTAATATGGTGGGGTATTATTGTTATACTTGACTACAATAGTAGGTTATTATCGCTAATAGTTATCCACAAAGTTATCAACAAGTTATCCACATAGTTATCAACAATTATTCAAAGATATATTTTTCATTAATCCCTATTATTTATGCGGTTATAAACATACATTTTTGCTTGACATATAAGCCATATTGTGTTAATAATGTGTTGTATTTATACTACAAAATGTAGTATTCTTGCTTTTATTGATAAAAGGTATCACGGCAAGGGTAAAGAATAAAAGTGGCTAGAATCGCAAATATGGACGTTTTAGGATATTTTGATTTATTTTCAATTTATTTTGCCTTCTAAGTCATTGATTTTTAATGATTTTTAATTTATTTTCAATTAATTGCATAAATTAATGAAATAAAGTGTTGACATAGGTTTGATTTTATGGATAATAGATTCCATACCAAGCAACAAGGCAACGAGCCAAGGGTATACAAGAAAACAATAATATAACAACAACAAGGACAAACAAAATGGAAAACTTTAAACTACTACATACTACTGCAACAACTGCTGACCAACTAGATACTAAACTTAACGAACACATTGCAAACATTGTTTTAAAGGACAATATTAAATACTGTGAATGGTTAGATACTCAAGTAAATCAATTAGCTGACAAGGAATTAAAAGCTTTTAAGAAGGAAATCAGAGCA